TTAATTCATAATTAGAGGTAAGCACCTGGCTGGCGTCTTCAGAAAAGATAGCATGGTTTGGAAATGGATGCTAGCCCGACTGTTTAACCAATTCCGGTACAGGCGATGAATTTTCACTTCGCCCTTCGTATTCAGCCGTATTCATTTCGGAGCAAGATCTACATAAAACCTGAACAAATCCACCAACACCAATGTGCATAAACGTTACAAAATCCTTATACCGAATCCGTAATAGATCAGTTACCGGATCATAAAAGCCTAGACGTGAACTGCACTTCTTGCAGGCCCAGATCTGATCTGGATTCGCAGCGCCGCGATGAGGTGGGGGCTCTTCCGACTTGGGCGCAGAAACCATTGAAGAGATAGTGTTGATCTCCTCATCCATCCCGCGCATGTGACGTTCTATCTTGGCTAGCCGATCTTCTACACTCATAAATTCCTACTCTTTACCAACTCTCAGCTTGGTTCGTTTATTACACTTGGGACACTTTACATCTAAATAAGTATCCGGCAAAGCCGTGCATCGCTGAGTAAGAATACGCAACCCAGCCCGCAATTTATAGATGGGCTCTCCGCAACAATAAATATCAGTTGAGATACCATTCGTAGCGCTAAAAGGTTTACTGCTCTGAGTTTCCATTATCCTGCCGTTACTGCATGGAATCGACCACGGACAAACCATGCTTTAATCCGATCGTTATAACCTGAATCGGGACGATTGATTTCGTAGATATATCCCTTGGCTGAAACATTATCCAGCGTGAGACGACTAGCCTGGAGAACATTATACCCAGCCTGATAAACGGACATGGCTTCGGCTGCACTTATGCGCGAATAACCGTAAGCCTCAATATCCTGAAACTGAACCTGTCCATTATACATTGATGTACCATTATCAAGAGAAATAATATACGCAGGGAGAGGCGCCGTTCCAGCATCAGCATCAAGAATATGAGAAGTATAGATCGCATCACCAACCATTCCAGTAATGGTGCTATCAGCAAAAAGCAGACCGCGTATAATCTGCAAGATGTCCAACATTGAATTTGCCAAAAGTCCTCCTATATGAACCGAATGCCAGCTTTTAATCTTGTCTCTGCACCAACAACCTTAATGGCTTCCTTCATCATTTTTCGCCTAGTAGATTTCTCAGCGCCGGTTTGCCATAATACACTACGCCCGAACATTACCTTAGTTCCATAAATAACCCATTTTGCATATGGGGCTTTCTTGTGGTCTAGTTTAATCTCATATGTATACCGGCTTTTAATTAACTTTCCAGTAAGAGCAGTGTTCAGATTTAGGCTGTTGTGTGTTCCCTGCTGATGAACGACGTAGGGCTTCTGCTTATGGATTTGAATTCCACCATAACGTTGCTTTGCATAAGGATGATCTAACCTGGCTAAATCAGATAATGAATGATCCTTGTATGACATATTCTCTAGAATACGCGCATGGAGAATCTTACCCATTCGCTCTAGAGCAATTAGGCTTGCCTTTTTAATGCCGCGCTTCTTGCCGTCTAGTCTAAAGATTATGACCTTTAGACTACCGGCATCCACTGACATCGACATAACTACCTCATACGCGGAGCCCGGCCCCTTCCTCTATGGTAAAGGATTCGCTCTCGTTTATCGAGTTGTTTTGAGACTCTTCGATATTATCGATCAACTCACTGAATGGAAAATCAGGAAGCAGCGCATCCTTTGCAATAGGGCCACCAGTTTCTATATAGGGTTGCCCTGGGGCCAGCTTGTCTAAAATCTCAATGCCCTTCACAGCAATATTGTGGGCATCGTGATGACTTACTGTGCGAGTTACTACCTCTTTCAGTAATGATTTCCCAACACGAAGATGATAAAGTGCCAACTCCATAAATGGCAAAAAGCTGGTCCCGGCGCAAATGACCGCTCGCTCGTAACACTCTTTAGCCATTTCGGGGTTTCCGTCATTATTGTATTGCAGTCCCAGTGAAACCCACGGACCAGGCTGAAGCGGATTAGCTTCAAGCTCCTCAATCAGTAGACCACGATAAAGATTTACCTTTGCCGCGTTCTGTTCTGGTGTCCGATTTAATCCATCATTGATTGAATAGAACGGCGCGTATTGGAAGGATGGGTGAATGCCCAGATCTTGAAGACGCTTAATTGAATGCCCAAATGATTCATGAACTCTTCCGTTCATCTGCATAATCTTGGCTGAATCCAGCTTGACCATGCGTACACTTTCAGAAGATGAAGATCCGCCACCCGGTAGAAGATTTCTATACTTAAAGAGCCACCCCCACGCATCAGTAGATAGGGCCATCTCGCGCATAGCTGTAACAGTATCGTGCATATCTAAAAAGGTCTCATCGGGATCTAGAAATAAAGCCCATCCGAGTCCATTTTTATGAAATTGATTTAAGTAATTGATGCCAGCATTCCGTGCTTGCGCGATATTATTTTCGAGAGGATGATGAATAATGGCAGCGTTATGTGCTTGCGCGTAATGAGCCAACTCCCGGCTTGGTCCCGTTGCGGGCCATGCCTCTATGGATGGGGCGTCGAGCCCAGCAACAGACCAAAATTTGTCCTCATCATTCCATTCTCCAGTCCACACCAGTACAATCTGGTCCATCATCCCGTGCAACTCGTTGAGGAGTGCCGCGATATTGGTGGGCTCCTCTTTCTCATATACTAGCATATGGAGCCCAATACCGTTTGTTGGATTGTAGACACGCATCATCATTTTTTCTTCATTAATTAGATGGCTATAATCGTGGGCGCCGACTTCAGAAATGGAGGGATTGGGATCTAGCTTGCGATAAAACTGATATTTTCTAAACCGATCTTCTGCCTTCAAATATCCAAAGTGCCTAAATCGCGCACCGGACTTGCGAACAGATGATGGAAAGAAGGGAGGAATATTCCCACAATGAAGACCATCTTCACCCCCGCTTAGAATTCGCGATTCTTGCCCGTTCAGAACGCGCCACAGCCTAGACCCCCGCATCCCCCCTCTGAACTCCCCCTTGTCTCCCCAGGGACCGTCTATGCGGCACATACGTGGACTATCCCAATGGTTCAGCCATCCCAGTTCCCAAGTTGAGACCAGCGGGTCAGGATGACGCATATACCGTTCAAGGTGTCCTCTAGTAATTCGGTCTTCTAGAATCTCGTCATGATCGATAGATATGCACCAGTCTGGACTCATGGATTCTGCAATATCGATGGCTCTGTTCCGCTCATCCCGCTCATTAAACCCTTTTTGCCATACCTCAACTTTGACCTCGGGATCTTGATTGGTAATGTCGAGAACCCAAGACCTGAATGCCTTGGCAACACCAGGGGCACCCTTATTACTGGAATCATGAAGCAACTGATGATCTCTAGCATCAAGAGATGCACCAGAAGCGGCCCAATCAGCAGCATCAATAATATCTAATGGATTATTCGTGAGAAGGATCGCGTGACCGTCCACAATCTCTGAATGGCGCAACAGGCTTTGCTTCAACATCATTAGATCGTTTACTGTTGAAATCTTTATCCGGTAAACACTTACAAGCTTATTTTTAGCTTTTCTGTAAGTTATATCTTTCCACTTCTCGTAATAATTCGACTGATTCTTGCGTCCTCGAAGATGATCTGGAAAGTATCGATTCAAAGTTTGTGAGCCCAGGTGCCCAACAAAAACATCCCACGCAAGGCCAACTCCCCACCCAGCTAATGAAGCACGCACACAAAGATCATTGTCTTCGTACCCGCCGATAGGAAATGAATCCTCATCGTAAATACCAATGTAGGATTCGCCGTTGTCTAAAAGCATGTCTTTAATAAAAGCACGCTTCATCCCGCAACACAGGCCAACTACAAGATTAGTGCTCATCAGAACATTTTTATTAAATGGAGTCTCGGACCACTCCTTAGCAAAGTCCGCATAACTCTTAGAGCCCAGGTCTTTCCTGTTTATAACTTGCTGCATCCCTCCAGCGTAATCTGTAACTGGACCTACAAGACCAATCTTATTGATATGAGAAATATCGTACTTGGTACGCAGGAGGGTGTCTGAATCAGGAAGCTCAACAGGAGAGCAAAAGGACTTTGCCTCAAGACCGCGAATCAATCCAGTGTCCCAGCCAGAGGCGAGCACTAGATCATCATTCACCGTAATGACATACTTGGGAAGGCCGCCCTCTTTTATTCCTCTAATCAAACCTGCATTTATAGCCGCACCAAAACCTATCGGGCCGTCAGCACGCTCAATAATCAAAGAGCATCCATCAGGTAGATTAACAGAATTGATTAACTTAATAGACAAGTCCGCATGAGACTTCTCTACAGGGTTTATAGAAATTACAATCTTTGCCTTAAGACTAAGAGAATCAATAAAGTTTTTATAAAAACCAAGGAAGGGCTCGGGAACGCCAATAGTCGGGATAACTACTAACGCATCATGCTTCTTATCATTCGCAATCTTGCCGCGCATAGCAAGCATACGACCTCCAATTATTTAAATATGAAGTAAAGGTTTATACAGATCCCTGACGCCTCTGCGCCCAGATTGCATAATGACTAACTCTACCGTAGCCCTCTAGCAGAGGGGTTCCTGTTAAAATAAACTGCTCAGCAGTATCATCATCTATAAAAATATCGCCTTCGCGTGGGAAGAAGTTTTCAGTCCACTGAAGCATAATGAAGACTGGCTCCTCTTCCATTGAACCTGGGATCTCACCCTTCCAATCAGCACGAGAAGGACGACTCCTATCCATGATCGCAGGCCAGCCCTTCGTTACTATGTACGATATGTTCTGAATAGAACCATCAGGACCAAGAGCCTTGATTGCAATATTTGGAACTGCCGCCTCATCCGCTAGGCCAGTAGTTACAATACCGTCCGCGCTAATACTTACATAACGCTTAGAGGTTTGCTTATAGCCAGCTGTAGTAAACGTAAGAGTTTCATTGATAGAGTTACCGTCTATGTCTAATCCGGTTATTTGGACAGTGCCGGAATTGGTTGTGCCGCTATGAACACGAACCTGAAAGATTGATTCACGGACAGGCTGACGATCTGCACTCATTGTTGCCTTAGATGTAATCTCATCCAAAACAAACGCTGTTAGGCGCATGATTGTAAACCGACGCTGTGCGCTACTTATAATCATGACGCGGGCGGTGCTGGGGCAGGCTCTGGAGCCTTCGCGGGTTTAGGTGCCTTGGCTGGAGCCTTCGGGGACTTTCCATCTGCAATCACCTCTAGCGCATATGTATTATTCTCAGCAGACACAATCCCAAAATAGCCAGGATGAACTTCTATTAAAAGAGCCTTATCGCATAGCTTTTTAAGAGCAGGACTAGCAACGCCAGCCACTACCACCACTACTACATGAGTAAGATTAGAAGTATCTTTCAGGAGTTTAACGCATCCATCTGAACTGCCGCTCACCACGCTCATCCAACTAAAATTATTTAATTCACTATGATCTAAGAGTGTGATTGGAGTATTGCCGTACTTCTTAGGAGCGCCCTCCTTTGGGCACTCTCCAACAATGCACAAGTCTTTCTTGTATACCAAGTCGTTGAACAAAGCATGATCCATGCTGTCACAAACTATTAGAACTGAAGGACGCATTTTATCTCCTTTCGTGGCGAACGCGATCTGGAGCCACAATAACTAAGTTCATGTTCTGCTCCTCATTATTATTAGATTCAATAACAGGATCAACCCGTTTACGAGAAGGCCGCTGCACTACTTCTGGAAAGCTGTCCTCGGAAGCGGATTGTTTTTTCAAACCGGCGCAAACTTCTTTAGCAATTTGATGAGAGACATATTGATACGATTTAGCTTTAAGGGAATAAAGATCTGCAAAGTCTTCTGTTTCCACGTCTACTCGTATAAACCAAATACCGTACTTTTTACAAAGCCTTCTTTTAATATCATTAATTTTGATAACCCATTTCTTCCAAGACTTATCAAAGAAAGAAGCGTCAAAAGGCCAGTTATGAATGATTACATATACGTTCATGTCAGCAGCCAAGAGAGAGCAAAGGCAATGATCTAGCATATTCTCCCAAGCGCTAAATGGGATGCCGCCTGATTTTAGATCTCCAACACCAACCCAGAGCAGGGCTGTATACTCATCAGCATCATAAGAATAAGCATCTGTAATGGCGGATGACACCTCTTCTGACACCTTGCGGATTCCACCAGACACGCCATGCCCCAGAACGGCTGTATACATTGGGCCGGAAGACTTCCCGAACTCCACATGGAGACGATTGGGAAATCCGCAAATATCCCGAGCACCCACGCAAAAGTGATCACCAATTACAGTAACTATATGCTTTTTCATAATATTAAAATCCTCTATAACCATCAGTGGCAATAGAAATCAGATGCTCACTACGGGGCTAGTTTTGCAATTCTCGATTCTATGGCTTCAATAGCCGTCTTTCTCGCCTTCGAGCCTTTCTCGCATTCTAACAAGTTTTTAAGGTGAGCGTCATGGCTTCCTGATGATAACTCATCACAAAGGTCATCAACACTTGCGCGTAGAATATCGAACTCAATTCCATACTTTAATTCTTTGTTTGGACTTGATTTAGCGGCTGCCTTCTTTGGCTTTGACGCGGGGGCGCCTTCAAAAACCTTAAACCCTTTTCGCTTTAGTGCTCGAACGGCTGATGAAGACTTGCACGATGCCACCATAAAATTGTCTACTAGATGACAGTGTACGATTTCGCTGGGAGTATGAACCGTTAGGCGGTCGCCTGGCCTTTTGCGTTTTCTTAGTTGTGTCACAATGACTCCTATGGCCGGGCAAAAGCCCTGCGGTATTTATACAAGATGCGCTGAGCAATTGGCGGCATTGTCATACCATTGCCTAAATTCGCGAGTTTATAGTTATAAGTGGATAATCGTTCACTTTGAAAACCGACGTGTGGCCCTTCATTAAAATGATGAACTGCTATGATCGTGGCTGCGTGAGAAAGGTCAGGTGGGATATTAACAAATCCAGCCTTATATGTAATCCATACTTTACGGCGACCAACCGGAAAATAAGATTCATTGTTAGTTAAACGCACTTGGCCCCAGGCTGTAGAATAATAATTATCGGAATCCAAAAGCGTGCCGCTGGTTCCACCAGTAGTAATTGCCACGACACTTACTAATGGCATATTAGTAATTGCGAACTCATTGACGCCGTAACGATCTATATCAATATATTCATCAAATGCAGTTACTCGGCCACCGCTTGCGGCTGGCAAATCAATCTCATCGAATACCATTTGATCTGCAACATCTACAAGAACATCGATTAGTTCATCATGAACAGTGACACCACTGGCAAGGCCAAGGAGTGATCGGACACGATGACGGGTTGTAAATGTTGGCATAGTCTATTTTTTCTTAGGTCTACCGCGCCGAGCACGGACTTTTGGTTCAACGATTTCCGTTACCGTTTCCACTACAGTTTCCGGTAGCGAGTGTTCAAGGTTGAACTCCTTAGTAACGTCCACCCATCCAAGCTTTAGCGCACGTTCTTTAGCAGGTATAGTCTTTAGGAAAATCGTAGGAGCCGGGGTGCCTTCTAGATTAAGGTTTCGGCTATACGTTGTTTCCGCATAAGTGGCAAAGATCATGGGGATCTCTGGAGCGCGATCATACCGTCGTAATACAAAACGATAATTAACTGGAATTTCGGTCAAAGCAGCAGGCATACGTCGTTCCTCCCTTTGCACTATATCATAAAAAGAAAAAGCCCCCGGCGCAACCTAAAGTGCTCCGAGGGCTGATGTTCTTAAGATTGTCAGCCTAAACGATGCTTAGACCACCGAGAATTGACGCGCCCTTAGTATTACCAAGAACCAGCGCTCCGTCCCAGAACATTTCGAAAGACTCTGTTTGGCTCGTAGTCTTAGCAAGCGGCATGACGGTGAGAGGGGTAAGCTCCTCAATCCAGCAGTCTCGCTTATTAACGACAATGAGAGCAGTCGTCTCAACGCCTGCACCTGCACCGGTGGTAGCCGTGATAGCAGTTCCGCTCCAAACCATGTCATCGTTAATGCCAGTGGTAGTAACCATTGGGATTCCATCGTATGTACGAACTCTGAAGCCAGCCGCAATTTCCGTCATATTGGAAAACTGCTGCTGCGCCTGAAGTGCGGCATTGAGTTTACGCATTCCAAGGAATGAGCCGTAAATCACAACGTCCGACCGTGAAGCGCTGCCTCGAACAGCGTCAATAGCTGCATCAAGTTGGGCAAGAGTTAGATCATCACCAGCAGCCGCGCTGGTATTGGCGATAACCTGTCCACCTACCTGATCGATCTGCGTTAGAAGACCATTGATCTCAGCAGGAGTTGCATTAGTGTCACCATTGATGAGGGAAGATTCCATCTTAGCGGCAAAGTCCTCACTCTTTCCAGCGATAGAGGTTGCAAGCAAGTCACCATAAGATGCGCCAACAGCCTGAGCCTTACGAGTAACAGCACCTTGCGTCAGCAAAGTCTTATACGGGAATGTTACCTGAGCATACGTCCCCTGTTCTGCTGTAGCTGCCGCCGTGTCTGCCACCCATACGCCACCGGCTGCACCTGGGGTGCGCTGGTTAATATATGCAGCAAGGCCGGAGCCAGTTCGATGGTCCAGGGTAGCCCATGCGCCAAATTCTCGAACGCTAAGCTGTTGAACAACTCGGTTAATGTAAGACTGCATTAATACAGAACCAACATTGGTAACGTTCAATGCACGCTCAATTGCTTCGCGGCGACGGGGATCTGATGCGCCCATCCAGTTTGGATTCATAGTCATTTTAGAGCCCCTTATTCCCAGCTAGCGGTTAGGCCAGAGTTACCGATTAGACCATCATTGGCCGCAGCACGAAGGCCAGCAGCAAGAAGATCACGAAGCTGACTAGAAGTAACTTTACTTACTCCATTTTCTTCAGCAAGAACATCCTTATGACGTTCCATAATAGCGCAAAGCGATGGACACGAACCACCTTCACGAGCACGAGTGATCATGCCGTCTAGCTCGCTAGTTGCACCAGGTCCGGCGCGGAGAGATGCTGTGTTAGCAAGTCCTCGACGTACAGGGTTTTCCGCAATTTTAGCAAGCATGGACTCAGCCTGAGCCAAGCGGCGCTCTAGTTTCTCATTCACCCCGTCATCAACTGGTGCTGGAGCAGGCTCAACGGGTGCTGGGGCAGAAAGCTTCGCTTCCAAATCCTTAACCCGCTCGGCCAACCCACCAACAGATGCTGACAAAAGTTCCTGAATCTTATTAAAATCAGAATCAGTCATTTCATTTACCTCATGTGAGTTTATTACCGGGTTGGCCGGTATTGCGCTTCTTTGAGCGTCAACCGAAGCCAGTTCTACTTGATTATCTTGTGTTTCAGTACAAGATTCGGGTTGGGAAACTTCAGAACTGAGATCCACCACTTCTTCTACAGAAGGCTGGTCCTCTAAGTTAGAACTTTCCACAAATTCGTTTACCTTACTCAATTCATCCGCCTCAGCTTTTGATTTAAGGTCAGGGGGCTCTTTATCAAACTCTTTATAATAACGCACTAAATGATTATACACACCTTTGCGATCTGCATCAGGGATGTCAACGCCGCCACGGGCTCCATTTAGCGCTGCCATGGCTGCACTAACAGCCCGGAAAACAACTCGTAACTCTGGACCATACATCCTGGCAATAGGAAGTTTGTAACCAGATTTTGAATCAGCGTCTTTGGGATCAAACCACAAATGCGCCTTTTTATATGTATCCCAATTATCCCCATCAGGACCAAGAATCTCATTCTGAGACTCAGTGTTCCATCCCCACCGATCATTTTCAGGCGCAAGCGGTAGGTCCGAGAATTTCGTAACCTCGCGAACCTCTAGTGATTCGTCATCAGTGCTCAACATGTTTGTGCCGTACTCTTCATCATTATCATTATCTTCAGAATCTAGCTTCTTGTATACCACAGTAACAGTTTCATTGTTGTCGGCCACAGAAACAATATGGCGATCTGATTTATCTGAATCGGATTCAGCTTTCTTAATTCCAGCATCAAGTCTACTGAGCAAAGCGTAAAGACCACTTGAGTCAGGGTTGGCTGGGGCGCGAGTAATTGCCAAATGATCTAACTCCACGTCATCTACAATGACACGCTCAATCTCATCTTCATCATTACTTATTACACGAACCTGCATAAACCATCCGCCAATTGATTGACCAATTGATTGGCCAGCAGCTAAACGATTTAACAGTTTACGGGATGTGTCGTCATCATCATAAAGAGATGAAGTAACTCGTAATACATATTGTTGATCACCGCCTTCCGCAGCCCTAGCAACATTAGAGCGCTCAACATCAGCACGGATGGTACGACCAATTACCTGGTCCCACTCCACTGAACCACTGAGACCATTATTATGACGAGGAAGTAATGGGACTCCTCGTTCAAACTGATCTCTCATCTTGAAAAGCGCCTCACGACTCATCTCTGTGCCGTAAGCGTCTACAGATGTAGAACTAGCCAAACCCTCAACAAGACGACTTGGAGCACCCGCCACAGCAGGAGCATCCGTCGCATCCACATCAACTTTTACTTCAGGTAACACAGTTGACTTTCTCATAGACAAAGGCAA